CCTACATGGCCAGATACTTAGCAAATAATGTTGTAGGATGTGGACAAGCAGATAATTGTACTGTACAATTAAGTTATGCTATTGGAATAAAAGAACCTACTAGTGTATATGTATATGCTGATGGAGAAGTTAGAGACGACTTATCAGAAAGTATTATAGAGAAAGTAGATTTAACACCTAAAGGTATAATTAATAAGTTTGACCTATTTAATTTAGATTTAACTAAAACAACCAATTATGGTCATTTTGGTAAGAGAGATATGTTATGGGAAAGAATAAATTTATGGACATAAAAGAAAGTATTAGAACAGTTCCTGATTTTCCTATAGAAGGAATACAGTTCAGGGATATTACAAGCCTATTAGAAAGCCCAGAAGCTCTAAATAAAGCACTTATGGACATGACTAATAGTTGTATGATGTTTAACGCAACAAAAATCGTAGCCATTGAAAGCAGAGGGTTTATTTTTAGTTCTCCAATTGCTAGAGATATGGAGTTACCTTTGATTCTTGCAAGAAAGCCTGGTAAATTACCTAACCCTACATATCAAAGAAGTTATAAGTTAGAATACGGAGAAACATCGTTACACATACAGCAAAATTCAGATTTAAAGCCTAGTGACAAAATTGTTATTATAGATGATTTGATTGCAACAGGTGGTACAGCCACAGCAATAGCAACTTTAATTTGTCAATGTTGGAATATACCTAGAGAAAATATTTTAATTCTGGCCGCAATAGACTTGCCCGATTTAGGTGGAAGTGCTATAATAAAAGAAGCAGGATTTAATGTAGAAACATTAATAGAGTTCGAAGGAGAATAATAATGGAAATTATAAATTTTATATTAGGAATTATTTTATTATTTGGTGCAGGTGCTTTTGCAATAGGTTCCTCTATATTGGTACATGAGAAAAAAGAGCGATACAGAGCAGGCACACATGATTATTATGATAATGAGATAAAGTAATGGCACAAAAACAAGCACAACAAAAACCAATAGATAAAAAGTTGGAAAAAATAAAAAAAGAACAAGCACAGGATAGACGTAATGGCTAAAAAACCGCAAATACCATTAAAGGATATAATGGCGGCGATTGACAAAAAGGATAGAAACTTTTATAATAACCTAACGGATGAAGGTAAAAAAGCCTTTAGTGCCTGGATGATGATGAGGTATTGTAGTAGTGTGCAAGGCAGAGATGCCGCAGACTATATTTTTATGACAAATGAATGTGTAAATTATCAGTTTAGTGAAGTTAGTAAACATCCTGAACTGCAATGGCTATTACTAAGTGTTTGTGGTACAGGAAAAATACAATTTCATCCATACTTAAAACCGCCTAATAGCAGAAAAAAGAAAAGTAAGGTATTTGATTTTATATACGAAACATTCCCTCACATGAAAGCAGAGGACATTAATAACTTAATAGGTATAAACAGTAAAGAAGATCTAAAAGCAATGGCTCAAGATCATGGATATGATGACAAAACAATCAAGGACATCTTTGGAAAATAAATGTAAATGGTGCGAAAAAGTATTTATGAGTGAAAGAACTCTAAGTGCTCATATGTGTGTAAAGAAAAGACGTTGGGCTGACAAGGACCTTACACATATAAGATTAGGCTATAGAGTATTTCAAATGTTTTATGAATTAAATACACAAATTAGTAAACCTAAAACTATGGAAGATTTTATTCGCAGTCAATACTATGAAGGATTTACAAAGTTTGGTAGAAGTTGTGTTGTTAATGAATATTTACAGCCCGAAAAATTTGCAGAGTGGCTAATTAAAGAAGGTAAAAAATTAGCAGATTGGAGTAAAGATAAATTATATGATGAATTTTTACTTAGTTATGTTAGAAAAGAGCCCGGTCTAAAGGCATTAGAAAGGACTATTATATATTTTAACAAATGGAGTGAAGAAACTGAAAATGACTGGCAAGATTATTTTAAAATAGTAACACCAGCAAGAGCAGTACATGACATCAGAAGTGCAAAAGTAAGTCCTTGGGTGTTGTATTTAAGTGAAACAGGTGGAGAATTACTTACAAGATTTAACGATGAACAAGTTGAAATGATAAAGCACATTATAGATACAACATTTTGGATGAAACAATTTGGACACAATAAAGAAGAAGTTCAAGAAATTAAAACAACATGCGAGGTAGCAGGAATATGAAAGACTTAATAGAAAAAACGTCACAATGGCATCATGACAGAAACTTAATTGATGGTGCAACAAGTAAGGACCAAGTATTAAAACTAATACAAGAGGTTGGAGAACTTTCAGATAGTGTATGTAAAGGAGAAGATGTAAAAGATGACATAGGAGACTGTCTGGTTATACTTATCAACATTGCTGAAAGAGAAGGCACAACACTAGAAGAATGTTTAGCAGTAGCATATGATGATATCAAAGATAGAAAAGGTCGTATGGTAGACGGAATTTTTGTAAAAGAAGAATGAATAAGAAACAAGAATTACTTACAATCACAATGGAAGAATGTGGCGAGCTGGTACAGGCTTGTAGTAAACTGATAAGATTTGAAAAAGATAGATGTCCTGATGATATGAGTAACTTACAAGATGAAATTGGCGATTTGATGTGTATGATTGAATTATTAAAAAGAGATGGGTTTGTTACAGAACAGCAAATAAAGGACAGAATGTTTTTAAAAGAACAAAAATTAATGAAGTGGAGTTCGTTGTTTAATGAAGATTGATTTTGATGTAGATATAGATATGGCTAACAGAGATGACTTTTTAAAAGTTATTAGCCATACACCTGCAAGTATTGAAAAGGATGGTAAGTTTACCAAGCACAATACTGGTGTCTACTTTCAAAATATTCCTAAATTTCCCTTACAAGGCTATAGTACAATAGATCATAAACAAGCAGAACAAGAGGGTTGGTTTAAAGTTGACTTTTTAAATAATCATGTATACAACAATATTGTTGATGAAACACATTTAGATAAATTGGTAAACACAGAGCCTATGTGGGAACTATTTGAACACAAAGAAGTTGTCGAACAATTATTTCACATAAGCAATCATTTTGAGATTGTGAAGCAACATCCTCCTAAAAGTTTAGAACAATTAGCAATGATACTTGCAATTATAAGACCAGGCAAAAGACATTTAGTAGGTAAAACTTGGGAACAAATAGAAGCAGATGTTTGGGTAAAGCCTGATGATGATAGTTACTTCTTTAAAAAGAGTCATAGTTATGGCTATGCTTTAGCAATTATTGTACAATTAAATAGGATTTGTGAAGGTTAATCAGTTTTACGAACTAGTTGAACACCACGTCTTTTAATTCTTTTTCTAATTAAATTCTGCAATGACGTCATAGGTCCAAATAAAACTTCTACATCTTTCATTACAAATGTAGATAAGAAAGGAATAAATTCTTTCATTTCATGGTTAAGGAAAATATCTATAGGCAGTTGTCTGTTACTTTCCCACCACCACATATCTCCATATTCTAAAAATTTTCTTTTAAGTTCTATGGTTGATATTTTACTGATATCATAAAAAGTACAAATAGCATTATCATGATTGACTACAATGCCCACGTACTCATTACCGCCATATGTTATGCCTGTAAGGAAAGGATATCTTTCTTGGGCTTCTGCTATAAGGTCTTCTTTATCCACAATGTTATTTATGTAAAGATGTGATAAATACTACAATATAAAGAGTAAAAAACCCTTATGAGTTACGGAGATCACAAATTATTTTTATACGACGAGGTAGTTGATCTTGTGATTGGCTCTGATGGATTATACGTGGACAATAGGCCTATGAACAATAAAAGACTAACAGCACATAAAGGATTATCTAATGAGTTAATCTTTAATATAAGAAATAAAGACAGAAAACTTCAAAATGTAAACTCTGATGTATTAAGAGCAACATTATTTAATAATCTAACCGGTAAAAGAATATTCACCAGAGTTTTAGAACACACAGGAACTACTGGGCAAGTAAAACTTAATATGGCAGAAGGAGATCTTACAAATGTAGAGCAAGGCTTATATCAGTTATACATTTCTAGAGAAACTTCAGAAGGTTCAGAGCTTCCTGTATTTGCTGATCAAAACAACAATATAAAATTTGATATAGAGATAAAAGATCAAACTAAGCAAACGCCTGTTGATACGCAAACAGCAAATGTAAGTCAATTTATGCAGGTAACAAATACAAACAATGGAGATAATTCAAATGTGTTTGTAACATCTGCACTTAAAGGTAATCAAAAAAGAAACTTCACTTCCTGCTTACATAGTATTGCAATTCATCCTAATACATTTACAGGAAACTTTACAATACAAGCAAGTTGTGTAGAAAATACACCTAATACAGCAAACAATAGTAGTGATTGGTTTGATGTGGTGAGCGATGTTTCTTTAACCTCAAACTCCACAATATATCACCATACTTTTCAAGTTAATGCTAATTACATAAGAGTATTAAGTGAACCCACAGCAGGAAATATATCGTTAGTACAATTAAGAAATTAATTGACTTTTACATATTTTTCGTGTATAATTAATGCATGGATATAGACTTTTTAGTAGAAAAGGTGCATCGTCTCCTTTTGGATAATCTTCCAATAAGAACTAGTAAAACACCTAGTGGCTGGAACACTATGGATTGTCCTATGTGTACGGATAAAAGAAAACGCGGAGGACTTATTACAACTGGAGCAAAAATATCCTATAATTGTTTTAATTGCGGATATACAACAGGTTGGGAACCTAATCCTACACTTGGTAAAAAATATAAACAACTAGCAACTACATTAGGTGCTGATCAGCAAGACATACATAAAGTTACAATAGAATTAATGAAGTTTGCAGAAGAATTAGAAACAGAAAGTACTACGGACTATGTTTATAATTTACAAAAATTTAACACAGAAAAAATTCCTGAAACAGCAACAGCAGTAGATGACTTACCAGAAGATCATGCTGTAAAGGAATACGCAAGGCAAAGAGGACTACTTGGTCTATATCCACTGCTATACTTTGATGAGAAGTTATACAAGCAGAGATTGGTAGTCCCTTTCACTTATAATAACGAGGTGGTAGGCTGGACAGGAAGGCATATAAGCCCTCCTGACAAACAAACGCCTAAGTACTTACATAAAATGCAACCTGGATATGTTTTTAACATAGACAGATTTGCAGACAGTAAAAGGGAAATTGTTATTGTAACTGAAGGTGTTTTTGATGCAATATTAATTGATGGTATTGCAATACAAGGTAATAGTGTAGGTCCTGAACAAGCACATTTAATTGAAAAACTAGGTAAAAGAATTATTGTATGTCCTGACAGAGATGAAGCAGGAATAGAGTTGATGTTGCAGGCCGCTGAACTAGGGTGGGAAGTAAGTTTCCCGCCTTGGCATGTGGATTGTAAAGATGCCGCAGATGCAGTTAATATGTATGGAAGATTAGCAACAGTGAGCAGTATAATAAAACATGCAACTAACAATAAACTTAAAATAGAAGTAAAGGCAAAAATGTTATGAACAAAAAGTTTAATCATTGGAAAAAAGTTTGCAAGTTACATTGGAAGGAAATTGTCACTATGTCTATAGCATTACATTGGATTGTAGACTTGTTAATTTTAGGACCAATAGTTTTCTTTTTAGGGTATATGTTTGGAGTACATGTAGGACATTAATATGAAATTATATGTAAACGGCTGTAGTTTTAGTCATGGTCATAAAGACTTTAAAATCAAAGACGGAGTATCTGATATATCTCCTGACTGGGTATGGCCAATGTTACTGAAAGAAAACTTTGAAGAGGTTGTTTCTGAAGCATTTAGAGGTTCTAGTAATCACAGAATTATAAGACGAAGTATGGAATATTTAAATACTGTTAATAATCCAGAGGAATGGACGGTTGTTATACAGTTTGCAAATATAGGTCGACAAGAATACTACGATAAGGAGTTTCAATGCTGGATAGGACACATAATAGACGATCCTTGTATGGATGACAGAGTGCCTCGAATAGGAAATAAATATCTACATAATAAATTGGAATATAAAGCATTTAAAAATTATTGTACACTAGTTAATAACGATATCAGTATTCTTACCGATTTAGTACTTCAAGTTATAGCATTTCAGGGATTCTGTAAAATAAAAGGTTTTAAAAATGTATATTTTACTGGACAAAGTAAACAAACAATGATACCCTATTATTTAGAAAACAAAATATTAGATGGTTTAGCACACAATATAGATACATCAAATTTTTTACTACCTATATCACATATAACAAGAGGTAATGAAGAAAGTGCTACAGATGGACATCCAAACGAAGTAGGACATGAGCTATTTGCAAGATATATAATTAATGAGATACAAAAATGAGCGATTTAAATAATTACAACGAAGAAACACAAGAACTATTTTTAAGGTTTTTACTTAGCGATAATGACTTATTTGCTAGATGCCAAAACATAGTTAAGCCTGAGTTCTTTAATATAAAGTATAGAAAAGCAATTGAATTGTTTTTAAGTCATTCTACTGACTTTAATAGTATTCCAACGCCAGAGCAAGTAAGTGCGGCATCTGGTGTACATTTAGATATTATTCCAAATGTTACTCCAGATCATCATGAATGGTTTTTAAAAGAGTTTGAAATATTTTGTAGGCACAAAGCATTAGAAAAAGCAATTATTGAAAGTACTGACTTGTTAGAAAAACAAGATTATGGTACTGTGGAAAATAAAATTAAAGATGCGAGTCAAGTGGGACTTGTAAAAGATTTAGGATTAGACTACTTTGAAAATCCCAAAGAGCGACTACAATGGATTAAAGATCAAAGTGGTGCAATCAGCACAGGTTGGAAAGGTATAGATCATAAACTTTATGGTGGTATGAACAGAGGTGAGATGACTATTTTTGCTGGTGGTTCTGGTGCTGGTAAGAGTTTGTTTTTGCAAAACTTTGCTGTTAATTGGGCCTTAGCAGGATTTAATGTTGTATATATTAGTTTAGAGCTTAGTGAACAATTAATTAGTATGAGATTAGACAGCATGGTAAGTGGTTATGGTACAAAAGAAGTTATGAAAAACATGGATGATGTAGACTTAAAAGTGCGTATGAAAGCCAAAGGTGCTGGTAGACTGAGAGTAAAACAGATGCCAAATGGTGTAAATGCAAATGATATCAGAGTATTTTTGCGTGAATATGAAATATCTTGTGGTGAAAAAGTAGACTGTTTACTTGTGGATTACCTGGATCTTATGATGCCTATAAGTCAAAAGGTAAGTGGTAGTGATTTGTTTATTAAAGACAAGTATGTATCTGAAGAATTGCGTAACTTATCTAGTGAAAGAGACTTATTATTTGTTACAGCCTCGCAGTTAAACAGAGGTGCAGTAGAAGAAATAGAGTTTGATCATCATCACATAGCAGGTGGTATTAGTAAAGTACAAACAGCAGATAATGTTGTGGGTATTTTTACAAGTAATGCTATGCGAGAAAAGGGCAGATATCAAATACAGTTTATGAAAACCAGAAGTAGTAGTGGCGTAGGCACAAAAGTAGATTTAAGATTTGATCCTGATACACTAAGAATAGAAGATTTACAAGAAGGCGATGAAGATGCAATGACAATGACTACTAGTAGCCTTGTAGATCAACTTAAACATAATAATTCCATTAAAGCAGAAGAGCCTGAAGCAAAAGATGTTATATCAGGTGCAATGAATATGAGAGAGTTCTTTAAAAAGAATGATCAATAAAATGATAAATAGCATTATACATTTTTATTGGAGAAACTGTGAGAAAAACTCGTAGTATTTTAGAAGAACTTAATCAAATATCTGTAGATCGGGATAGAGACCATGTTGTGTCTAACAGAGGTGAGCATATTATATCTAGTGCTATCAGCCTGTTAGAGCAGATTGATAATTTTTATGATGAAGCAACAGCAAAGGATCTACAAAATAGATTAGTAAACAGTATAAAAGGCCGAGATGGCAAAAAGTTCTCCAGAGGTATAACTAAAATAATTAAAGAAGCCCAAAAAGAGAACAAAGATGCTAATTAATGAAATCGTTATTGTAGAAAAGATAAACTTTGATCCGAATAAAGTACAAAATACTAAAGGGCCAGATGGCACATTATATAAATGGGATAAAAATGATCAAACATTTACAGCACCTAATGGTCAAGAGATACAAAGTAATACTTTATTATACAGGCAACTCATAAAAGCAAATCACAAAGCAACAGGAAAATTACCAGGCGGTGTATTGAGAAAAGCCGCTAGAGCAGTTGGCTTAGGTGGTGTAGGTAAAGCATCAAGAT